CCGAAAGTTCCCGCCCTGATCCAGCACGACCGCGCCCAGCGCGCCGGCTATTGCAGCCTGTCCATCGGCAACAGCATCGAGGTCGCCAATGGCATCCTGCTCGACAACGAGTCCGGCCACCAGGTCGCCGCCGAGAGCGACCAAGGCTTCCCGTGGCAAATGAGCATTCACGCCGACCCAGGCAGCATCGAGGATGTCGGCCCAGGCCAGAAAGTCACGGTCAATGGGCACTTGATGACCGGGCCGGGCAGCATCTTCCGCAACACCGCCATCCGCGAGGTCAGTTTCACGCCGACCGGAGTGGACGCCGGCACCAGCGCCGTGGCATTCAGCGCCGGGCACCAGACCCCCCAGCACCAGAAACGAGAGGAAACCGACATGGAACTCAAGGAACTTGAGGCCAAATTGGCAGCGGCGGATGCCGACACCAAGGCGGCAAACGAGCGCGCGGAGAAAGCCGAGCAGGCCCTCGATGCACGTCTGAAAGCGGAGCGACTGAGTGCGGTCAAGGGCCTGTTTGCCGACATGGGACGCGAGTACAGCGACGACGCTGGCAAGGCCTACCTGGCGATGGATGACAGCACGTTTTCTGCCGTGGCCACCGACATGCGCGCCACCAAACCGGCGGCCGGCGAGCATCTGTTTCAGGCTCACGCGGAACATGGACGCACCGCCGAACAAGATCAGGCGACAAACCTGTCCCTTAACCCGGCTGATATCTACGCCAAGTCCAACAGCCATCAATCCGGAGCTGCAAAATGAGCGCCCTAACCATGGCACAAATGGCTGGCGAGTTCCTCGTCAGCGAAGGCGACGGCACGATCTCCCGCGACGCGGTGCTGATCGACAAGGGGCTCAAGCTCGAAGCCGGCACGGTGGTCGCAGCCCTGAGCGGCGCGAATTCGTCCACGTCTGTCAGCGGCGCCACCAATACCGGCGGCGGCGCAGTGAGCGGCGCGATCACCCTGAGTGCGGGCGCACTGGAAGGCAGCTACACCGCGACCATGACCAGCAGCGGCGCAACCGCAGCATTCAAAGTCACCGACCCGTTCGGAATGCTTGTCGGAACTGGCGCAGTCGGAAGCGCATTCAGTGCTGGCGGCCTGGCATTCACCATCGCCAGCGGCAGCCCGGTATTCGTCGCTGGCGACTACATCACCATCGCAGTCAACATCATCAGCGGCAATTATGTCGCCTATGACCCGACCAAGGGCGACGGCAGCCAGACGACCAAGGGCATCCTGTTTGATTCCGTCGATTCGACGGAAAGCGACGTTCTGGCGACGATCATCAACAACAGCGCCGAAGTGGATGCCAGCAAGCTTAAATGGAGCGCGGGGGTTACGACCACCGGGCACAAAGCGACCGCCTACGCCGCGTTGGCTGCGTCCGGATTCAAGTTCCGCTGACCACAATCAATCGCTGACCCGAGGAAAACCAAATGGCCATGACCGATTTTTTCCTGCCCAATGCGTTCAAGCTGCGGGAACTCACGGCGGCGATCAACCACGTCCCGTATGTACCGGCGCGACTGCGCCAACTGGGATGGTTCCAGGAATCCGGCAGTTCAACGGTGGATATCGCCGTCGAAGAACAGAACGGCGTCCTGGCGATCGTCCCGGTCGCGCCCCGCGGCGGCCCGGCGGCCCAGACCGACAAAGCGCCGCGGATTCTTCGTTCGTTCCGGGCGCCGCACTTGCCTGTCGAGGCGCATATCTACGCCGACGAAGTGCAGGGCGTGCGCGTCTTTGGCAGCGACGGCGCGGCCCAGGTACTGGAAACGGTACGGAATGAGCGCATCGCAACGATGCGGCAGAATCTGGAATACACGCTCGAGTACCACCGCGCTTTGGCGGTCAAGGGATCATTCATGGACGCGAACGGCAACATCCGGTCGTTATTCACCGAATTCGGCGCCGTCCAGCAAACTGTCGTCATTCCACTGAGCCCGACCGTTTCAAGCGGCATTCGCGGCAAGATGTTCACCGTCGCCAAGGACATGCGCGCCGGACTGGGCGGAACCCCGCGCACCGGAATTCGAGTCCTTGCCGGCGATGCCTTCTGGGCCGCGCTGATGAGCGACAAGGACGTGCAGGCAACCTACCTCAACCAGATCCAGGCTGCCGAGCTTCGCGGCGACGTGCGCAATTCCTTCGACGCCTTCGGCGCGACGTGGGAGTGGTACGAGGGCACGACCGAAGTGAGCCTGGGCGACGATGCCTATGCCGTTCCGGAAGGCGTCCCTGGCCTGTTCATCACCCGCTACGCGCCGGCCGATTACAACGAGACGGTCAACACCATCGGCCTGCCGTTCTACTCCAAGGCCCAACCGAAGGACATGGACAGGGGCTGGGACATGGAAGCGCAGAGCAACCCGCTCAATATCATCACGCGACCCGGCGCCGTCATCAAGTTGTCGCTGACCTGACCACCGGACAGGCAAATCCGAGAGCGGCCAGGGTTCGCCCTCGCCGCTCTTTTTGTTGGAGTCGAACCGTATGAACTACGCCACCCGAGCACAGATGGAAAGCCGATTCGGCGCCGCCGAAGTGCAAGGCTTGGCCGGGACGAACGCAAATGTGGTCGATGAAGCCATTGCAGATGCGAGCGCGAAGATCGACGCCAAGCTCCGCGGCCGGTACGCGCTGCCATTCGATGCCAGCCTGGCAGAACTGACGGCCATTGCCTGCGACATCGCGCGATTCCTGCTCTACAAGGATGCCGCGCCGGATATCGTGGTCAAGCGTTACGACACGGCGATGTCTCAGCTCCGGGATTACGCATCCGGCATCAGCACGCTGGACGTGCCAGGCGACACAACTGATGCAAATGCATCAGACATCGCAGTTGTCGCCTCACCGGCGATCTTCAACGACACCCTGTTGGCGACCATGCCGCACATCACCGGCCGGACCAACGGCATGACCACCAGGCGGACCACATGATCAGCGCCGACACCTCGCCTCTGGTCAAGGCGTTCCAGGAAGCCGCGAAAAAGGTGGCCGGTAAGGCCATCCTGGCGTCGGCTGCGGACAGTCTTGTAAACGATATCGGCTGGACCTTCCGCAGCGGCACCGACCCATGGGGCTCAGTTTGGGCGCCGCTCAAGTTTCGCGCCGGCCAGCCACTCAACGACACCGGGCGGCTCAAGAACAGCATCGACAGCGAAGTCACCAACGACTACGCCATCGTCGGGACGAACGTCTGCTACGGCATCGTCCACCAATACGGCGCCACGGTCACCGCCGGCAAGCCCACTGGAAGCAATATCTGCGGATACCAGCCCAAAGGCGCCAAGTTGCTCCATTGGGAAACCAACGGCATTCACCACTTCGCCAAGTCCGTGCATATCCCGGCGCGGCCATTCATGCCGATCCACGGCGGCTCGGTGGACTTACCCGATGCGTGGGAGCGCAGCATGATCGAGTCCATCAAAGCCGAGTTCGCGGAAGCCTGACGCCATGACTCACGGATGGCCACGCCCTTTCCGATGGACTGCCCGCATGACGATGGTCGCGCTTGCCCATGCACCATGCGCCTCAGTTGCGCAGCGCATCTGGCAGACACCGAAGGCGGCCCCGACCAATGGCCGGTCGTGTGGCATTACATCCGCCCAGCAAGACTCGGCGAACTCCTCAGGCCGCCAGCGGTGAAAGCCAGATGAAGACCACGCTCATCACCGACCGGCTGGAGCAGGAAAGCGCATTGCTCGCCTGGGTGCGCGCGGCTTTCAAGGGCGGCGTCCCGACCGCTTATCCGGCCGCCTACGTCGCGCCACTGTCGGAGCAAGCCGACAACGACATGGACACGGAAAGTCAGCGAGTCACATTCCGATTTGCGGTCGAGGTCATGGTCAAGAACGCCGCCCAGGACGGCGGCGGCGGCGAGGCCAGCAACGATCTGGACGATGTGCGCGCCGATGTATTCCAAGCCATTGTCGGATGGATTCCACAAGCCGACACGACCCCGGTTCAGCACGTCAGCGGCCGGTTAATCAGCTTCGATGCCGGGCTCGTTGTCTGGCGCGATGAGTTTTT